CCTGACTTCCTGTTTGAACAGTAAAAGTCGATGGTAACCCCATTAGTATAGCTGAAGCGAGCTCTTTCTTGTCGCAATCAATAACTGCAAGGTTGTTAGATTTTTCTCCACAAAGAACTCCATATGTATCAGCATTTTTAAGATACGCTTTCATTTCTTTATAAGAATAATTTTGTGTGGTTTGCCAATTACTCTCAGATGGTCGTTTCTTCCCTTTCTGAATTTTTATATATCTTATTTTTTCAGACTTTAATTTATCTGGAACATTCAATTTCTCAACCCCAATGATTTTAATTCTCTCCTTATTCTTTTTAATTCTTTTTTAAAGTCAGGTGTATTATCCTTTTTCCTGCTCATTTTTGAATCAATATCTGTAGTTCCAAGTTCCTCACTCGTTTCCATTGTATAACTTCCCATTAATCACCGCTATACCGTTGATGATAGTTACAAGATAATATCTAAATGTTTTGTCTCCCAATTCATACCAATACATAAACTGATGCACCCATGCTGAAGGTTTTTCGTGCATATAGTCCATATTCTTATTACATAGGCAACCAACACTTACTCCTTGTCGTGGTAAACTATTGATTGGAGACACAACAGTAAATACTTGGTTTGTATGAATATGCCCTGAGAATATATTTTTATTGTAAACCCTTACATTTTTTTCGGCATGATACTTATTAGTCCATATTCCGTGAATAAAATTTATTTCCCCTATAGTTAAAATTTTATTAAATGGAATTATTTTATAGTCAGTTAAATTAAGATTAAGTTCTACTTCTACTAATCCTTCGAGTTGAGCATTGTCATCTACAAGGCGGTCTACCCAATATTCGTGATTCCCTATCATAAAATATTTTTTACAGTTTTGGGGTGCAATTTCTTCTATCTTATCTAATATATCAGCCTGAAACCCATTGTAATCCTTTTTAAGCCTTTTATTTTCTAATAGCCTATACTTACCCTTATTAAAGTGACTTATGCAGCCAAAATCCATCTGGTCGCCTGCAAGCACAAGATAATCAGGTTTAAAGTCCTTCATAAATTTGAAAGCAACATTAATGCAAGATTTATTATGTTCTGGGTAATGTATGTCAAATAAAGCTATTCCACGTTTTGCTATATTCGCCTTGTTTTTATGGATTTCTTTATAAAGAGTTCTATAAAATCGTGCCCTTTGGTTTGAAATATCTGCTTTTCGTGCAAGTTCATCTCTGCCTATATTTGGATGCTCGTAAAATATTTTTTCTATATTATCTGGAATTAATGCCATTTTTATTTATCCTCCTCTGTAAAACCAACAAATAGATTATCCTTATGCGGATATTCTCTAAGGTCTAAAACTATATATGTATAATTAGTGCGACTATCTAAATCACTTGCTAATTTCTCCATAATTTCTTTTTTCCTCATATTTTCACCCAAACGCCATATCATTTACTTGCTTTTCATTTTTCGTATCAGTTTTTACTTTTGCTTCCTCTGCACTAAATTTGTGTAAAAGATTAGAGCTAATCTCCGCTTGTTGTGTTATTGCTTCTTTCATTCCATCTAGGACAGTCAAAATTGCGTGCATGTCATTTGTATATCGCCTATTTGACACAGGCAAAAATCTGTCTACCATATACCTTACTCTATTCCACATTTTTTTTCGTCTCCTTTTCATAACTTCTTGGTTTCCCAATACTAACATAGTATACAGGTTTATCTTCTTTACTGATTTCTATTTGAGCTTTACGAAACTTAATTATAACATCTGATTTAGTTTTTGATAGCTTAGAAACAGTATTCATTGCATCAAGGCGGGTTTTATCTTCTGCACTATGCATGGCGATTTTGTGGGCGACTACAATCTCATCCTCTAACATAGACAAAATTCCACCCTTCTTGTTCTTATACTCATCTTCAGTCAATGTTTCTAAATCTTTCTTTAAATCTATGTTAATGACATTGAAACTTACTTTGATACCCTTTTTCTCTAATAAGAGTGCCTGCATTTTACGACAAGAGGGGATTTCCCCTACTTCCTGGATGATTTCCAATTCCGCCTGCCATCTCTTTTCTTGTGCGACTGTTGCCATTTTTAGTTCTTCTCCATGAATAAAAACGCCCTTATATATAAACTTTTCCACTTCCCCTTTTCAAATCCCTTCAAGGCTCTCCTTAAGCAGGTTTCCAAAAAGGGCGATTTCTTTAGTCTTTATAATTCCTACTTTTCTACAACTTTGCTGGTATGTTTTAGAAACCTGCTTAAGGAGAGGGATATATAAATATATATATATTTAGTTTAGCAAATAAAACCCCCTCTTGTGGAAAATTTGAAAACCAACGGTAGTGGAGATAATCGTGATAATCAATAGCAAGGTTTATATAGTGGGGCGTATATATACTATGGAGAGAGAAATATTCTCGACAGTGGAGTGGTGGGATGGAAAATATTAACTTAAAGTATCCTATAGCGTTATTACCTAAACAGATGGATGCTTTTAATGCGACCAAGAAAATACGATACACTGTGTATTCAGGAGCAGTAGGGGCGGGAAAGACAATGTTTGCTGCCCATGTTGCTATTGAGGCATGCGTGAACAATCCTGGCACAAAGGGATTCTTGGGGTGCTTAACCTATACGCAATTAAAAAATGTGCTATTTACTACATTTAAAGAAGAGGTTTATAAATATCAAGACGAACTGGACAAACATAACATTCCAGTTAAGTTACTAAAGCGACTTATAACATCAAAAGGGAATATGGAAGCGGAATTTTTCAATGGGTCAATAATTTACTTTCTTGCCTGTGAAAAGGAAGAAAAAATCAGAGGGTATAACTTAGACTTCTTTATCCTTGATGAACCCATAGAAATTGATGAACTAATATTTACACAACTAATGGCAAGAATGAGAGGAAAGCATTTACCTAGAACATTTGGATTGCTTACCACAAATCCTGGTTCAAAAATGCATTGGATATACCAAAGATTCTACACTCAGCAAAAGAAAGAATACACACATATAGATACATGTACTTATGACAATATATTTTTAGACCCCTCATATATTCAAGATATGGAGGAGGGGTATGACGAAGATTGGGTTAAAAGGATGCTCAAAGGAGAATGGGGAGCTTACTCAGGGCAGATATTTAAATGCTTTAACCATGACCGTCATGTAGGAAGTTATAATAAATTTCCAAATGATGAATACAAATATTATGTAGCTGGAGTGGATTGGGGAATGACTAATCCTTCTGCTGTAATTACCCTTGGAGTAACAAAAAAGAATGATGTTCGTGTAGTACATGAATACCGCAATGATTTCTACAAGGAAGATAAAAAGACATCAAATGTGCTATCTAAAGTAATAGCTGCTCTTAATAAAAAATATCACTACAGAAAAGTATGGTGTGACCCTTCAGCTAAAGATTTGATAGTGCAAACAAAAGCCCTTGGAGTTCCAATAGAGAAAGCAGATAATGATGTCGCAAGTGGTATAGGTAAAATCAATTCACTACTTCAAAAAGATAGATTAAAGATAGATAAGCATTGTGAGTATTTAAGACGAGAAATGCCTGCATATAGCCGAAAAAAAGATAAATTGAATAGTAATCCTACTGAAGAACCAGTCAAGATGCACGACCATTCCATCGACGCATTACGATATGGCTTAACTAACTTTCGTGCCTTCAATTTTAAACCAATTATCGGTTGGATAAAAAAAGATTTGTGGAATTTTCCCATAGGAGATTAATATGAAAGAAACGCTTGGAGATAAAGTAGTGAAAGCTTACAGGAATTATATTGCCCCAACGAAAAAGCAGAATAAAATAGGAAGTAAGGAGTTAAATGTTACCTCATTAACAGAGGATGCTATAGGCAGAAGAAAAGCATCGGGTTTTATGACTAAGGAGTTATCTCCATCACAACTAAGAAAAATTGCACAGCAAGCACCGTTACTTATGAAAGGAGTAAGGAAAAAATGCTTAGATGGAACAAGGGCATGGCTCGATTTAGAAATACTACCAGATAGGGGAGAGGCAATTAAAGCTGACTTAACACTTATCCACGACTTTGAAAAGCGAAATAACTTTAAATATAAATGGGCATTAGCAAAAATAAACTCCTATATTTATGGAGACGGCTATTTACTTATTACATTTCTAAACGATGAGAAAACGCAACTATGGCAAAAACCTGCTGACGGAGCTATACCTTGGAGAGTTGAGCTTTTAGATGCTGAACATATTAACGAATTTAATTTTTACCCAAAAAAGAGCAAGTATTTTAAAAATTTACACACAATGCACTTTCATTATGAAGATACAACACAAGATAAGGATTATTGGATTCATCCAGATAGAGTTATTCATATACCTAGAGACCCCTTACCACATAAAATATTCGGAAATTCAGTTATTAATTTACTAAGAAATACTATTAAATCAAAAATAAACATAGATATTGCCAATGGCGAAATACTGTCATGGTTCAGTCATGGCGTTTATGATATTACTGTTCCTGGAATAGAAGAGGAGGAAAAGGATTACTGGCTAAAAGTAGCTAATCAACATCCTGGAGCATGGGTTCACAAAGAAGAAGTTATCATAAAAGCGATTAATCCAACTGCAATAAGACCTGAGGCGTTTTATGAGTATGTGACTTTAAATATTGCTGCTGCTATTATAATGCCCACTCATTTACTTACAGGTATTCAAGTAGGAAGGGTTACAGGAGCAGAAATTGGATTTGCAGATTATTACAGAGATGTTAAGGATATTCAAGAATTAGAGGATACACCTTTAATAGAAACATTATATAAAAGTATTTTAGAGAATAGTGGAAGAGTTTGGAAATACTCTCTAAAATGGAATCAGATATATGTAGATGAGTTAGCAGAGGCGGAAATAATGGAAAAGAGAGTTAATGCGGCAGAAAAAGCATTTAATGGTGGATTTGTAGACCAAAAAGAAGCCAGAATAATGTTTAATAAAGGACAAATTGAGCTTGATGAGGCAAAGAAAATAAAACCAAAAACCCCACCTATAGCTCCAAAACCTGATATGCCTGTACCTAAGATGCCTACAAAAAATGACTATGAGTATCAACTTACTGTATCCGAAAAGGCAATGATTAAGAAACGCAAAAAAATTAGTCAGCACGAAAAAGCCCTTGGAGAAGAAATTATAAAAGAGCAAGAAAAAGATGTTTAATTTACAAGCAACAGGAATCGCTGAACTTATAGTTGGAAATAAAAAATTAATAGAAAGATTTAAAAAGAATAAAGATTACGAAGAAATGCTTGATGCAATAGTTAAAAAAGCTAAAAATAATTGCCCTGTCAAAAGTAGAGATATGGAAAAAGCTATTCGTTGGGACAAACAAGGAAGCAATAAATATAAAATAACGGTAGAGATACCCTATGCTAAATATATTGAGTATGGTACAAGGTATTTTCCTGTTGGGAAGGTAGAATCTCCAAGGGGGTATAAAAGTACAAGCGGAAAAATGGCATCTGTACCCTTTCTCCGTAGTGCAGTATGGGATGTTAAAAGAAACTTTCCAGGTAAGATTAGAAAAGTAATAGATGTAGTATATAACTAAAGAGGTAGAAAAATATGGCACGAAAAAGAAATAATGGAAAAACAAAGGCAGATGTTACACCACAAGAAATTGCTCCATTGATGCAGAGTGAGGCACAATATTTTCAGGAATTGGTAGAATCTAGTAATCAATATTCTGGACTATTGAAACAAAAAGCACAATTTGAATATATAGTAAAGCAACTGCAAGCGGGCAGAAATAAAATACAGAAAGGCGAAATTAAACTTCCTGTAGATATTACACTAATTCCAAAAGTTATGACTTATCAAGAAAACGATAAAAAGAAAGTCTTGAAAATGTTTGATGAGCAAATTAGTGTCCATCAGCAAAATTTGAAGGCTCTTATGTCTCAATTAACTTTTGCATACGAAAATTTCACAGAAAGTGGGATTAGAAATAAAGAATATCTTGCACGAAGATTTGTTTCTGCCAAGGTTAAAAATATAGTTCCCGATAGAACAGTTATTGCAGATGAAGATGAACTATTTAGTGGCGAATTGGAAGAGATGCTAAAAGACCCCAAAAAAGTAGAAGAGTTTAAAAAAGCTAAAAAAGAAGCTATACGAAGGAACACAAAGGCTAAAAAATGAATATGGGTGTCGCAGATTGGGAAAAGAAAGTTCTCAAAATGGGATTAAAGCTTGTGGCTAAAAAGTTAGGAAAAACTGAACTTGTAAGAGAACAGCAATTAGCAGCCACAACAAATAAACCTGTTAAAACGCTAAACAACTTAATCCTTATAGCATCTGCAAAACTCAAAGCGCCCTGGCAAGCACGACAAGTAAAAATATTTGGACAAATGTTTCTATGGTTAATGCTTAAGGACACTGCTTATAAAGATGTATTTGCTTGGACATTATACAAGTTACTAAAATCCGCAGACAAGTTAATTCCATTAGTAGAACCTTACGTGAAAGAGCCTAAAGATTTTTATCCTAATCAATGGCTTGACACTTTAGAAGAGACTAAGAGACAGAGAAAAGAAGGAAAAATACCAGCAAATGCAAAGAGTAACACTGAACTTATGTTTACTCCAACAGTTCAAAAAAAGAGATTAGAAAAATTAAATAAAAGGTGAAAATATGAGTAAAAAAGAAATATACACCTGTGAGGGAACATTAGAACTTGTCTCTAAACCTAAAAAGTTAGAGAATGGTGAAGATGCCCCTAACGGTGAAACAGAAAAGACTTATCGAATTACTGCACTGATAGGAGATAGGTTTATGAACGGTGGATTTTTTCCAAAAGAAGAACTTGAACGAGTTTACAAAAATTGGGAAGGAACATTACATGATATAAATCATTGGGGCACATCTTATCCTACAGGATTTACCTTATCATCTAATATTCTATACTTTGTAGGATTTCATAAGAATGTTGAATATAACTCCACAACCAAAGAAGTTACTATGGACATCGAAGTAAACCCGAACACTCAATATGGTAAAGCCTGGGAAGCATATGTTGAGACTTGTAAAATGGCGGGTATAATCCCTAATGTGTCGGTGACATATATGGGGAGACAAAAATTACTTAAAGCAAATGAATTACCAGAGGGCACAGATTATAAGTCCGAAGGTTATTCTGACAATGACCTCGTACCTGTATTACAGGATGTAGAACCAATATGTGTTTCTACAGTTCTTCGTGGAAGATGCAATGACAAAGATGGATGTGGAATACAAACTTCTTTCTCACAAGATGAGCAAGAAATTACGGATGCCTTAGAAAAGGAAAGACAAGAAATTATAAAATATTTAAAGGAGGAAAATAAAAATGAGTAAATCATATGAGGAAATGTCCTTGGAGGAACTTAAAAAAATTAAGGAAGAAAAGGATAAAACCTCTTATATAAAAACACTTAAAGATGCTGAAGCAAAAGAGAAGTTAGAAGCTGAGGCACAAAAAGTTAAAGAAATGGAAGAGCATGATGCAAAAGTGATTGCAGATTTTAAAGCACTCAATCCTGTAGTTGAACCTACTCCAAAAATTGAGGGAAAGGGCGACAAGAAAAACGCTGGTGACAATAAACTGCAAAATTTCTACAACGACTACTTTAAACGAAACAAAACGGTTACTTCACCATCTGACAAAGAAGTTACACTAAGCAAAAACGCTGAGGGAGCAAAATTCCAAACATATCAAAATCAAACTTGGGGCGAAGTAGGGTTTAGTTCACTTTTTGAAAACACTGATTCTGACACAGGTTGCGAAGATGATGTTTCTGATTGGTCGCCTGATGATGTATATTCCAAAATTATATGGAATACTGCTGTTTGTAAAGCCGATTTATTTAAGTTGGCTGTGAAAGGACTTGCAATTAATCCTGGCGATGGACTTGGAGTACAGATTCGTATATATGGACAATTCGGTGACCCTGTAGAAAAGAATAGTTGTGAATGTGGTTCATGTGCAAGTATTGCATTTTCTGTAAAATCATTGACTTTGAAACAGTATAACTTGGAAGCTATTGTTTGTGAAAAAGATATTTGGGATGTTGGAAGTATCCTTATGGATGCTTACATTAATGCAATGTCTGATTCATGGGCATCATGGTTCGATTGGCAAATTTATAATGAACTTGAAACTGCAACACCTGGAAATACAGAAACATTGGCAAACGCTTTAAGCTGCGACCCTACAATGGCTGGCTCTTGTTGTTCGGATACTGCTCTTATTGACTTGTATAACTCAATTCGTTCTGCAAGAACTACAATGAGAGAAGGCACAAATCCATATAAACCTGATTACATTGTTATATCACCGTCTGTTGGAGACGTATTTAGACGTATACAAACACCTACAGCTACATTTGGTACTAACAGCGTTCACTTCGATGAAAATGGTGACCTAACTAAAATCGCTGGTCTAAAAGTTGTGGAATATTGTAGAGCAAACGCTTGTTCTGATGCTAGTGGCGAAGTCATGGCTATCTTGATTGATTCACGTAGAGCAGTTGGTGCAATTTTTGGTCAAAAACCAAAGATGTACAAGGAATTTCAAAGCAATTGTAACAGCTATCGTGTTGATTACTGGTCATTCTTTGCAGTAGGCGAATTGGATACAGCAGCTATCACGCATATTGTCAATCCATAAACAGGTTAGGGGAAATTCCCCTTTCTTTATTTCTTTTATCCGTCAAACGATACTTGAGATTTAATTAAGAGGTAGAAAAAATATGAGAAAATTTGTGAACTTACGGACTGGAGAAGTAATCTTTGTATCTGATGCAGATTACGAACTCGCAGAAATATTAGTAAAAGAATATCCCTACAAGGAGCTATTTGAGAATTATGACTAAATGGCAAATCGTAGTTCCAGAGGATTTCAAGGTAACAAATAAAAATTATAGGTTTAACGGTAAAGAATATATCAGAGTTACACAATCACTTAATATTATAAACAAACCAGGAATTACAGCATGGTCAGCAAGAGTTGGGCGAAAAAAAGTTGAGACTGTATTAAAACGAAGATGCGACCTCGGAACAACTGTGCACAACTTATTTGAAAGGACTTTAAAGGGAGAGGCATTTAATCTCGGAACATACGAAAAGGAAATTCAGGAAGATTTGGAATTATTTAATGAGTTTAGAATTAATACTTGCATTGTACCTGAAGCGTTGGAACAGAGACTATGGAGTAATAAATACGGATATGCGGGAACTGCCGATTTCCTTGGAGAGTATAAATCAAATAAAAAGTATTTAGTTCGTGGATGGAAGGCTAATTTTCCAAAGGGTGCAAAAGTTGTTGGAGACTGGAAGACAAGTGCTGATATATATCCTACGTATTTCTTACAATTAGCAGCGTATATTATGGCATTTGAGGAACTAACAGGTATTAAATTAGCAGGTGGATTTATTGCACAATTTCGTAATGGTAAAGTTAGGATAAAAGAGAAAACATATGCAGAACTAAAAATAGAATTTAAAGCATATCTGCATGCGTTGGCTCTCTATAAATGGCAACATAAGATAAAATGAGGTAGATAAAAATGACGAAAATAGAAATAAATAAAACGGAATATCAAGCCCTTGTAGAATTGATGAAAGACGCAAAAGTTTCTATACCTTTGGGTTACATTTTAGGTAATCTAATGGGTAAAGTTGAACAAGCAATGCAACAAGAGGGCGAAAAAAAGTTAAAAGAAAAATTTACTGAAAAGAAAAAATAAGGTGATTAAAAATGGGCAGTATATACAAATTCTCAATTCCTGATGAACAGAAAAATGTAATCTGTGAACGTGGAGAAACTAATTTAATAAAGATAAATATAAAGAATACATCCTATGTAGATACTGACCCTAGTAGTGTTTCTATTAGCATATATAATCCATGCTCTAAAAAATTAATAGATAATGCTGTTATGACAAGCACTTGTACTGGTAAATACGAATACTATTATACTGTTCCAGCAGATGCGATTTTTGGGGAATATGAAGTAGAAATTACAGCCTCATCCCCAACATATATAAATATATACAAAGATAGATTTACTATACTACCTTGGAATGTTATACAGGAAGTAAGACGAAAATCTGGAGCAACTTCTAAAAAATCTATTGACGACAAGGATATATCGCTTATAATTTTGGAAGCATATCAAGAAATACTGACTTTAGTATATAAACTACGGAAAAACGAAACCTTTTTATGTAATCCTGATACTGGTGCTTGGATTGATGGAACTAACAAAATATTTGAAGTTAGAAATCCACCTATAGCTGATTATAACGGAGATAATGAGGTTACAGGAAAAGGAGAGCTCGATTGTGGAGAAGATATAACTCTTTTATGGACAGATGTTGATAGCAATTGTTCTGAAGGAAAAGTTGTAGTAAATAATGCTGAATGTGGAAATGTAACATTAACCCAAAGCGATGATAGCGCATTGCCCTCAAATTATAAATCTGCGACGGTCACTTATTATTCTGAATGGTATCCATTTAAATTAGACTTACTTAAAAAAGCTACAGTTTATCTTGCTGCCTATGAATGTGCTATAAGGTTTACTGAACTCAGCAAGACGACACAAGCAGATTTAAGTCCGAGTATTATAAAGTTCAATACGCAAAGAAAAGAATTATATAGAAAATATAAAGATGTCTTACGATTAATAAAGAAACCCGTTTTAGGCGGTGCAATGTTACCTGGAGATAAGTAATGGCATTTGTATCGTTTGACCCTAGAAACAGCATTAGAGACAAGATAGGAACAAATTGGGATGTCGATGAAGATGGCACTACAGAAAAATGCCTTGTAGTAACTGATAATCACAATGACCCTTTGTATATTCCTATGTATTTTTCAGAAAAAATAAAATCTGCACAACTCCCAACATTTCCATACGCAGAATTAAGAATAGTTAAAACATACTATGACCCTCAGGATATTAGAGCAGCAACACGCAAGATGGATAGTTATATAGACTTTCACTTGTATTTAGTAAATAGTGATAATATTGATGCAGAATTAATAGGCAAAAAAGTTAAAGATTATTTATATAATTTAATAAGAGTAAACCAATGCTCGTTTACAGATATTACTTGGATAAATGTGGACAGTGATACCTATTTACCAGAGGAAACGAAAAATCATCAACTCGTGTTTCATTTCGTAATTTCGTTTCATTGTTTGTATTACGATATTTGTACTTAGAATAACTATCTTCTTTTATTCCCAGGTAATAAGAAGAGATAATACAAAATAAATAAAAAGGAGGAAAATAAATTATGGCTTTAGACCATTTAGGAGAACCATTTAAAGGTACGATTTGGTATTGGTTGGAAGATACCTATGGCTCTGGAGAATCTGCCACTACATTACCGATTTCTTGCAAAGTACAAAGTGTAAGAGTTGATAGTGGTGATAGATTCAAAGTTTTAAAAGACATAGGCTCACCACTTGCATGTAATTTCTTGGAGCAAACAAAAGAACCGAAATTGCACTTGGAGTATATTCCACAAGCGGATGACACTATGATTGATGATGTTATTGATAGGATGGGTTCTTGCTGTTCATTACAATCTCTAGCTTTTTGTGTTGGAGCAAATACATGTATGGCTGATGCTGACAATAAATCTTATTTTTATGTCACAGGAGCAAAACCTGCAACAGTTCGTATTGCAGCTTCAAAGAATACAGAGTACATGGTTACAGTTGATTACGAAGTTAAATCTGCTGTTACAAGTAAAGTTGCTACTGGTTCTGCACCTTCAGTATTAACTGGAGAGTATCTTGCATTTAATATTGCAGGAGAAATACGAAAAACTGGTGGACATATTGTAGACGGAGACCACATTGCATTTATTTGCAATTCAATCGACATTACAGTGACACACAAACTAGAAGGACACACTGACCACGATTCGTTAGAAAAAGATTACCTTATAGAGAGTGATATGGATATTGAAGGTTCAGTAGATATTACTCTTGACGGTGGTGGAGCATCACATTTCGGTGAAGTTATGGCAAATACTGCTTTCACAATTGAAATTGATATGGGAGAAGAAGGAGCACCAAAGATAACATTACCAGGATGCCAGTGGAAAAATACATCTGTTACTATTGACGTTAGCGGAGAAGGTATGAAAAATTCAACGCCATTTTCTGCTAAACCAACGGATTGTACTGCTATTGTAACTGCTGTGGATTAGTAAGGGGGAAATTCCCCTATCTTATTTCTTTACCTTGGAGAAAAATATGAGAAAATGTAGGAAATGTAATAAAATAAAAGATGAATCATTTTTTTATAAGCGAAAAAATCGACCATCGGGATATGAATATTGGTGCAAAGAGTGTTGTAGAGAATATCAACATGAATGGAAAAAAGACAATGAAGAGTATAAAATACAAGATAAAGAAAATTGTAAAAAACATTATCAAAATAATAAAAAACATTACCAGAAAAAGCAAAGAGATTATGGTAAAACTCTTGAAGGAAAAATAGCAGGCAAAAAACATTATGCAAAACGAAAAAGAAATTTAGGATTTACAGTCTTATTGGAAAATAAGTTTAACTGTGATGTAGATTACCATCACATTAATAATGAGTATGTAATCGCTGTTCCAAGATATATGCATCGAGGAACATTAGGTAAAAACCATAGGGTTGAGTGCAATTCCCTTGTGGAAAAATTGTATAATATAGATATAGAAAATGAGGTAGAAAAATATGGGAAAAATTAAGTACACACTCCCTTTTGTAAACAAGGGAAAAGAATTTGAAATACCAAATTGGACAGTAGAAAAGCACGAACACGCAATGGTAAGAACAACAGTCGCATTAAAAGAAAATAAAATGAGTGAAATCGAAAAAGATAATGCATTAAAATACTTCATTATCTTGGAGACATTGCAGGAAGTAGATGCAAATGTTACAATAGAAAATGTTAAAGATTTCTTTACTCATCCAGAAAACATAGTTGAATTTTTTAATGCTGTATATTCTGCTGGAAAACACGATATACATTTTCACAAGGGCGACAAGAAAACGCCCAAAAAGACCAAAAAAGATACTACGAAGAGGAACTAAAAGACTTCAGTGAATTAATCTATAGTTTTTATTTAAAGCACGGAAACTTAGATGAAATACTAAAGATGAGCTTCTGGAGATTTATTCAAATTACAGAAGTGGCACACAAAATTCGTATGATTGAGAGTGGTCAAGGGTACATTGAAAGGGGTATCCCTAGAAGTAGCAAAGACATGATTGCAGCAAGGAAAAAACAAAGGTAATACTATGGGAGAAGCAGATATTAATATTAAAGGTGGTATGCAGGCTCAACAAATTATAACAGGTTTGCATCAAATTAACGGACAAGTTCTTGCCCTTAGTAATGAGATAAAAAAACAAGAGATACTAACACGCAAAGCAGCAGCAGCACATAAGCGAGCAGCAGTAGCTACTAAACAGCATGCTAACGCTATGCGAGCAGAAGCAGCATCACATAAGCGAGCAGCAGTAGCTGCTAAACAGCATGTTAACGCTATGCGAGCAGCAAGAGCGAGTGCAAAAGCAAGTGCTGGTGCTATGGCTGGACTTGCAATAAGATTCGTAGGATACAACCTTATTTTAAATCAAGTTATGGGGGCACAGCAAAAATTAATCGCCTTCGTTGGAGAATCCATAGCAAAGTACAGGGAATTTGAAGTTGCCCTTGCTGAAGTCAGTACAATTTTACAGGGGGAAGCTCTTGTATCTATGGAATTACTACAAGCGGGGATTGTCAATTTATCAGAAAAGTATGGTAAAGGGGTAAAAGATTTATCTAAAGGTATGTATGATATTTTATCTGCTGCCTTTGATGCAAGTTCAGGTGTTCAATTATTAAATACTGCAACGAAAGCGGCAGTTGCAGGACTTTCAGATGTTAGTGTTTCTGTTGATGTGTTTACTTCTATTTTAAATGCTTGGGGTATGACAGCCGCACAAGCAGGCGTAATCAGTGACCAATTATTTCAAACAGTAAGGCGTGGTAAGTTAGTTTTTGAAGATTTAGCTAAAGGTATGGGTTACATTGCACCAATAGCGGCAAACCTTGGAGTAGAGTTTAAAGAAATTGCTGCTGCATTATCTACTGTAACGAGACAAGGACAGCATGTAGATATGGCGACAAGGGGTCTTGCTCTTATGATTCAAAATATCGCTGCTGGAACTCCTGCGGCATCTAAAGCTGCTATACAATATGGAGTAGATTTATCTGATGTTGCTTTACAAGTAGGTGGATTGGAGTATATACTTAAACAGTTAAATGAAGCTATGGCAACACATGGTTCACAAGTACTTCCAGAAATGATACGGAATATGCGTTCTTTGCGTGTTGCAATGGCATTAGTAGGGGCTGAAGGAATTGCAGGGTACATTACAGATTTAGGATTTTTGGAAGATGCGGAGGGCAATACAGAAGAAGCTATGGCTAAAATGATGAATACTCAGCAAATGCAAGTAAATATTTTAGCACAGCAAACAGCTACAATGGAGAGGTCTGTAGGTGCAATGTGGTCAAGTTCAGATTTGTGGATTAAAAAAGCAAAATTGTGGTGGGCTGCTACTCTAGGTGGTAAGGATGGAGACCAAGAAGTTAGCAAGTTTGAATCAAGAAGTAGAAGTATCCGCAAAAATTTATATGAAACATATACAAAATCTTTAGAGACTGTTGAAAAACTTAAAAGTCAATCCTCTATTACTGAGATAATGGGAAATGTAGACCTTTCACAATATGATACTATAGAATCAAAAATTACTGCTGTGACAGGAGCATTACAAGAAGGTTTTGATACAAGTTTAGTTAATGATTATTTTACTAATTTAGAAAAGCAAGAAGATAAGGCACATTTTATAACTCTTGTTGAAGGTATGAAATTGAAAGGTCAAATTATACTTGATGATTGGAACGCCCTTGTAGATGAATATGGTATAGGGCAAATACCCCCAGAAAAAATAACAGAGATGAATGAGAAAGCTATGAAGGAAGGTTTCTTTAATATAGACTTTAGCCAATTTAAGGGCAAAGAATTTTCTTGGGGAGGTGTATTAGATACTATTTTAAGTATCCCTAAATCAGTATATCAAATGGCTGAAGGATTATCTGACAGTGTAGGTGGTGCAACAGGGCGAGACACTAATGACCTTGAAGATATTGTAGGGACACTCGCAAATATAGACCTTGTTGCAAACAGAATAACTGGTGAGGGTGCAGAGGATTTAGCACAACTAATTGCTGATTTAGGCGAAAATGCGAAAGGTGCAAGAGTAGACTTAGGACTTTTAACAGAGGAGGGAGAATTTTTAGCAGAAAATGAGCAGGCTTTAAGGGGTGCTATTGATAATGCCTCTATGTCTATATCGGAACACCAAGGAAATATTCTTAAATTAGCAAATGCAATGCAGGTTCTTAATTTTGAAGTTACAGATGTGTATAAAACCCTTGGAGGAGATGAATTTGAGGGTGAATTATATTGGGAAGCATCTCTTTCTGGTATGAACGCAAGTTTTGACCGTTTTCAACACTATAGCGAAATGGCTATTAAGTATGGAGATGACATGGAAACGGGCTATATGGATAATATTAATGCTATTGCTGAAGAATTTGAAAACTTGGATTTAGGAGACCTTACAGGTATAAGCTGGTATGATGAGGATTTATATAAAGGCCTTGCTGCTGTAGAAGAGTATGACATGAGTATGGAAGATGTAATAAAGACTATGGGCGATTACAATGAAACTACCAAGGAAGTAGAAAAGATACAGGAAGATTTAAAAGATAGTATGGATGAGAGCCGAAAAGCTCTTCTTGGATTAAATTTAGAAATGATTAAAATAGAATTAAAAGGTATGATGAGGAGAAGGGGTTTAACTAGAGGCGAGCAGAAAAAGATGAAGCAAATCCAAATTGAGCAAACGAAAATAAAAATAGCTCAAATGGAAGAGCAAGTAGCAGCACAAGAAGCTTCTGATGAACTTCTAACAGATGAATTAAAAGATACTTATGACGAAGCAAAAGAGATTTACGATAGTTATGTAGACCATATGAAATTTAAAATTTGGGAAATGGGTGATACAAGAGATTCTGATTTGCAAGATTTTCTTTTAGGGATAGATACAAAAGAAAAAAGGCTTGTGGATTATGCTAACCTTTACGATACAGAATTAGGAAAGATGGAAAAATCCATTGTAGAATATAGTGCCTTAATGGGTCTTATTGCTGGAGATAAAACCCTTGAAGAAAATTATAGGGCAATATATGGATTAGAAGCCTTGGAGAGTGCAGATAAAATCATGGATGAATATAAAGCCTTTTTAGTAGAACATGGAGTAAATCCAGGTGAACCAGATGACCCAATTGAAGATGATGATGTTATTGAAGATGATGATGTAATAGTACCACCATCAGAACCAGAAACACATACTCTCGATAGTGTAAGTAAATATGCTACAGGTATTCAGATGCTTCCGTATGGAGTTAGACTTTCTTCTAGTAGTGGAACAGATAAAGAAGTTAACTTGCCAAGTGAAAGCGTGGCAAATACTGTTTATAATGCATGGAAAAAGCAAGAGGGGAATGAGATTAACTGGAGAAGGGGAACTAATTATATTCCACAAGATGCCCTATACAATCTACACAGAGGCGAAACTGTCGTAGCTGCGGGCAAAGAGACGGGTGGCGGAGAAACCGTCATTAATGTCAATGTTACAGGTAATACTATCACAGATACAAATGTAGATATGGTTGCAAGACAAATAAGTG